GCTCTTGAAGAATCTACTGATCTTGAAGAAGCTACTGAACTCTATAAGAAGGGTAAGATTACTCTCACTAAATTTGCGATGGGTAAAGGCAAAGGAGCAGGTCTACAAGTTAATTATGGCATGAAATTTATTCAGATCCCTAAAGAAGACGTTAAGCAACTGTATACTGGAATGGCATATATTACTAAATCAGTACCACAATTTAAAGAATCGATTGAAGAATCTACTGATCTTGAAGAAATGAGTGAAGGTCAAACTGGAAATGTTATAGCCACAGCAGCCGCTGCCTTTGCAGCTAACGCCGTTAAAAACACAGTTAAGGGCCGATTGACCAGATCAGGTCGAGCAGAGCGTCTTACTAAAAAGGCAGATTCTGCTGATAAAAAGGCAGAAGACCTCGCAAAAATAAAGAGAGCTAAAGAGCGACTTAAAGCACAAAAGGCTAAAGCTAAAGAAGAAAAAGAAAAAGCACAAGCTCGCAAAGCTAAAGCCCGCGAGCGTAAACGACAAGAATCTACTGATCTTGAAGAAGCTAAAATACCAAGTTCTAATATATCTAAATTTTCAAGCCCTCAAGCAGCGAAGCGAGCAGCTTCGAAACAGAAATATAAAACTCAAATATTTATGGGTGATGATGGCACATTTTGGGTTCCTTCAACAAATAAAGAAGGGGGACAGTTGAAAAAAGCTGGGTATGAAGTATACGAATCAGCTGATCTTGAAGAAGAAAAGCGCATGAAGTATGACAAGGTCATTAAAAAACTTAAAGATGGCGAATGGGATACTTCAATGGATGTTAAGCAGAGAATGCACTTAACTTATACAGATAATAATACTGGTAGGAAGAAAGTAGTGTTTGTAGAAGCAAATGATCTTGAAGAAGCAGCAACATGGAAGTCAGAAGGTCATTATACCGCAGACGGAAAAGAATGGACTGGTGATCAACACGAAGTTGACGGCCAAGTAATGACAGGTAAAGTACACACTGATGATAGTGTAAACTTATATCACTTTAAAGAATTATCACCGGAAGTAAGAAAGCAAGTCGCTGCTTCTTTCGAATAACAATCAAAATAGATTTAACATGGGAATATGGATGACATGAACGCAAACGAAAAAACGCGACTAGACCGAATTGAAGAAAAGATCGATAAGATGGCAGATGCTATCATTGCTTTGGCCAGAGCCGAAGAAAAGATCTCAGCTCAAGAAGATTCAACCAGGATCATCCTTAAGAGAATGGTCGCGCAAGACGATCGCTTAAGGCTGATTGAACGAGATCTGTCACACGTAGAAGATACAACTGGAACTATAAAGTCAGTTGTATGGACTATCACAACAGCAATCATTGGATCTATCGTCGCGGCATTCGTTTGGATGTTTGACCTTCCATCAAATTAAATTTCAATATAAATAATACTTTAACAAAAACAACTATGAATATTCAAGACACGCCACTTTCACTCGCGAATGCTGTAAGTAACATTATGGCCGGTCACTCAATCGAAAAGGTTGAACTTACCGAAGCAAAAGAAACTACAGTACCATTCGAAAAGATGAACAATCTTACTCCCGACCAATGGGATCAAGTTCAGAACTTTAAGAATTTTAACGAGAAAGAATGGAAGTGGAACGCAACCCAAAAGAAGTTCACTCGCTTGAAGAAGGTTAAAGAAGAAGCGGTCGAAGAAGGTAATGAGTTCACAGCAGCAGCTGCTAAAGCAAAGCTTGCTGGCAAAGATGAATTTGAATTCGACGGTAAAACATATCCCGTAGAGATCGAACAAGATGCTGCTGAAAAGATTCTTGGTAAGAAAGAATCAGTTAATCTTGAAGAAGCATCTAACGCAGATCTGAAGAAAGTTCTCGCTACTGCAAAAAAACTTGGTGCTGATGTTAAAGGAAACACCGCAGATTTTGGTCAAGGTGCAGTAACTGATTTTTCTATCGAAAAAGGCAAGATTAAGTTTGATGGCGGTATGTCATCTGGCGTTGAATATTACAATAATGCTAAAGACGCAATTAGCGCATTGATGAGTGGAGTTGACGAAGCAACTGATCTTGAAGAAGGTTCATTTGATAAACTAGAAAAGAAACTTGGTCGTATAAATCCAGACACCTTAGGCGATGTTCTCAAAGGAAAGATTAAATTGAATTCTGCCGAGCAAAAAGAGTTTGATGCATTTATGAAAGGCGCTAGAAAGATGTTTGCTCCCGCGGAAGAAACTGATCTTGAAGAAGCAGTCAAATGGTGGACAGTTACTATCACTAAGAAAGCTGGTAAACTCTTTAAGGGTCAAACAGTTGATGTGAAAGCTAGTAATAGCGCTGAAGCCATTAAGAAAGGTCTGAAGCAAATGAAGGTTGACAATCCAATGACAGTTCCAAGTGGCAGTGTTGATGCTGTACTGGCTGAATCTCTTAAAGAAGCTTTAAAACCATCGAACGGTAAATCAACTGTTGGTCTCGATGTAGTGGATGCCAAGTCCGCTATGAAAGACATGAAGAAGTTTAAGCTTAAAACTAAAGAAGGTAAAGGAAATGGCAGTGCTGATGAAGTTATTGTAACAGGTAAAAACACTGATATCTTTAAGTACCTAACATCTGCTTATTACGATATGGATACTGATGAGATCGAAGAATTCTATCCTGAACTGTACGAAGGTGTTATTAGCAGTGTTGATCTTAAAGAAGCTACAATGAGCCAAGGTGTAAAAACAGCGACAACACAAATTTATAGCCTTGAGAAATCTCTTAAAGTTGGATCAAACCTGAATAAGGGTGTTAATAAATCACTTGAAGGAAAGTACGATGCAGACTTTAAGAAGATGCAAAAAGCCATTGGTGAAATCATTAACGTTTGGGAAGAAATTGAACGTGATTTTGCTATGAATGAAGTTGAAGAACCAAAGGCCCAGGGAGAAAAAGACTTTAAAGCTCTCCACGCAATTTCTGCTACAGATCCAGAAGAAGCTGGTAATGATCAACCAATCGCCCCACGTCCATAAATAGAAATAATATCAATTATGTTTAAGAGAAAAAAATCTAAAAAGACTCAAGAAGAAACACCCGTTGTAGAAGAAGTTACTATTGAAGTTGAAGCTCCAAAGAAAAAGGCTACTAAGGTCAAAAAGGAAGTTGTTCAACCTCAGTCCTTCCGCTCTTTGAGAGCAGCTAAAAAATATGCTAAAGAAAATGGCGGTAAAGTGATAGAGAAAGGTAGATTTTACGTTCGTTAAAGTTCATAAATAGAACATGAAGCTATTCAGTGAACTAAATAATGAAAACTTTGAACTATACGCAGCTAAGCATTATCGCAATGAAGCTTGCCTAGATGTACAAGAATTTAAAGAAGACGTAGCACGATTTAAGTATGTGCTACGTCTTCTTCGAAGATACAAAGAATCCGGTATTGTACAAGAGCGGTTAATACTAAATCACCTCATTGTAATATATAACGTATTTGATATTTCAGCAGCGACCCGCATCCTCTTCTATAAGATCGATTCTGATTTGTGGCCTTCAATAAAAACGTTTTTAATTTATCTAAGTTACATGCCTGAAGATAAATACAGTCAAGTAACAATCGATCTAACACTAGCAAAAAAACTACAAGCACTATAATATGGGACTATTACGTACAGCAGACTTATTATATTCACTTCGCTTTCTTCGATTGTTGACTACTCCGTGGAATAAGACGAAGGCGTTTCAGTTGGGTTTATTGGATGCTGAAGGTAAAGTACTTAAGAAGCCTGAATCATCTACAGAAAAGGGAGCATATAACCTATTCCATAAGTTAGTGTATAACCTAAAACGTCTGATAAACAAAGTACCTCTCGGCAAATCAACATTAGCTTCGTATGCTGCAGCGCTATATCTCATTAAAGAGAATACGAACATGTCTGATAAAGCTATATCAAAGACATTAAAGAATGCAACTGGAATTGATATCAGCCAAATAGATCTTACAGAACAAATCGCGGATAAGTGGTATCTTATCAGTGAAAGCAATTGTATCCAAGAATCGAACTACACTCTCTTAAGAGATATTACTTTACCAAACACAGGCGAGCCACTCGCAAAGAAGAATACTACAGTTAGCATCAAAGAGCATGCACCAGTAGGAAACATTTTCGGCATCTCAGTATACGAAGCCACTCACATCAAAACTAAACAAAAAATCTATATAACTCAGGGAGATATCACACGATGATTAATGATCAAGTTACAACTGCAGCTGTAGCAATAACCGCCCTTCCTCTTGGCGCCAAGAAGAAAAGGAAGTATAAGGATTTTAATGTACCGAGTGAGATATTCAGACGATTTGATACGGGTCGCAATAAGTTCGAAAGATGGTCTAAATATTTAGATCTACAGGACGAAAACCAAAAAAGCCTTTACGCTTACGCAAAGAAAAACAGAAATTCAGTTATCATATTGAGAGATGAGACGACTGGTGCACTTAGGTCTATTAGACGCAGAGCGGTTAATGAATAAAAACACATTGTTGTTTACATCGTTAGCCTTTCAGTATAATATATAACCTAGCACCACTCAATTCACACTCTATGATATTCGAAGAACAAATTTCCCGCAAACCTGATCACTATCCTTGGACTGAAGAGTTCATCGAAGCTATGCATAATGGCTTTTGGACCGACAACGAATTCAATTTCCAGTCTGACATACAAGACTTTAAGGTTAATCTAAACGATAAAGAACGCGATATGGTTTCGCGAAGCTTATCGGCTATCGCACAGATTGAAGTTGCTGTAAAAACCTTTTGGGCTAATGTTGGCCAGAACCTTCCTCATCCATCGATCACCGACCTTGGTTATGTGATGGCAAATGTCGAAGTTATCCATAATAACGCATACGAAAGATTGCTCGATGTATTGGATATGAACGATATCTTTGAAGAGAATCTTAAGCTTGATATCATTCAGAATCGAGTAAAGTATCTTCGTAAGTATCTTCACAAATACTATAAGGACTCAAAGAAGCAATATGTATATTCTCTCATCCTCTTTACATTGTATGTAGAGAACGTATCGCTGTTTAGCCAGTTCTATACAATCAATTACTTTAATCGCTTCCACAATCTACTGAAAGATACTGCTCAGCAAGTAGCATATACATCGCGTGAAGAACTACTTCATGCTATGGTTGGCATGAAGCTAGTAAATGTTATTAGAGAAGAGCATCCAGAATTATTTGATGACGAGCTTATTGAACGAATTCGTCACGAGTGTGTTGAAGCATATAAGGCAGAATCAAAGATAGTTGAATGGTCAGTGAATGGTTATGAGTCAGAGAATCTAAGTACTCCTATCCTACAAAATTTTATTAAGAATCGACTTAATGATTCTCTTACACAGATTGGTATTAAACCAGTGTTTGATGATGTCGATCAAGAGATGTTGGCAAAAACAGAATGGTTCGACGAGGATGTACTTGGAAATACTTCTACCGACTTCTTCAGTAAGCGCCCTACAGAATATTCGAAGAACGATAAATCTTACGGTGAAGAAGATTTATTCTAGTTGAACACTTAAAAGTTATATATACATTATGGAAAAATACAATTGGTTAAATGACGATTCGCGGAAGTTCCTAAAACGCGGATACCTAACAGACGATCAGACGCCAGAAGAGCGGATCACACAGATTGCGAAGACCGCTGAGAGCGACTTAAAGAAAGCAGGTTTTGCAGAGAAGTTTGAAGAGTATATGTCATATGGATGGTATTCACTATCATCTCCTATTTGGGCTAACTATGGAATGGAGAGAGGCTTGCCTATCTCATGCTTTGGTTCTTATGTTGATGATACTCTAGAATCGATACTTACTAAGCAAGCTGAAGTAGGTATGATGACTAAAATGGGTGGAGGAACATCTGCTTACTTTGGAGACATTCGTAAGAGAGGTGCAAACATTGGCACTGGCGGAAAATCAAATGGTCCAGTTCACTTCATGGAGTTATTCGAATCAGTGACAAATGTTGTTTCGCAGAGCAATGTTCGTAGAGGATCATTCGCTGCTTACATGCCTATTGATCATGCTGACATCTTAGAGTTCTTACAAATTCGCGGTGACGGTAATAGTATTCAGAATCTTTCTATTGGCGTATCAGTCTCTGATAAGTGGATGAAGTCAATGGTTGATGGAGATAAGGATAAGCGAAAGGTATGGGGCAAAGTAATTAAGAAGCGATATGAGTCTGGTTACCCATACATCTTCTTTAGTGATACTATTAATAACAACGCCCCAGAAGTTTATAAGGACAAAGGTCATATGATCCACGCTTCTAATCTATGTTCTGAGATCGCTCTATCATCAAGTAACGATGAGTCATTCGTATGCAACCTATCATCGATGAACCTACTTCACTATGACGATTGGAAAGGTACTGATGCAGTTGAAGTTCTTACATACTTCCTCGATGCTGTGATGTCTGAGTTCATTCGTAAGACTGAAGATATTCCATATATGGAAGCTCCTCGTAAGTTTGCAACAAACCAGCGCGCTCTTGGCATCGGTGTTCTTGGTTGGCACTCATATCTACAGAGTAAATCAATTCCATTCGAAAGTTTTGAGGCGAAGCAACTCACCACTGATATTTTTACATATATGAAAAGAGAATCGCGCGACGCTTCTACTGATCTTGCAAAAGAATACGGTGAGCCTGAATTGTTGAAGGGTTATGGTCGTAGGAATGTCACTACAATGGCGATTGCTCCTACTACATCAAGTTCGTTTATCCTTGGTCAAGTATCACCGAGTGTTGAACCTCTCAATAGTAATTACTTCGTTAAAGACCTCGCAAAGGGTAAGTTTACATATAAAAACCCATACTTAGAAAGAGTACTCGATACATATAATAAGAATAACGGTCCAACATGGAAATCCATCTTAGTGAAGGGTGGTTCAGTTCAGCACCTTGAATTCTTGTCTGATCACGAAAAAGAAGTATTTAAAACATTCGGTGAGATCTCTCAAAAAGAAGTTATTATTCAAACAGCTATTCGTCAAAACTTCATTGATCAAGCACAGAGTATTAATCTAATGATTCATCCTAAGACTCCACCGAAAGAGGTAAATCAGCTTCTTATCTTCGCGTGGGAGCAAGGTGTAAAGACACTATACTATCATCGTGGTACTAATCCATCTCAGGAACTATCACGCAACTTACTTCAATGCGCATCGTGCGAAGGATAATGATTAAAGAAACACAATACTGTAACGCCTGCGCTTCTCAATATACTGTTCAGTGGCTTGAGCAAGATATTGATGAAGACTTAGTTCCAACATATTGCCCGTTCTGTAGTGAAGAAAACTTCGGAGAGTTCGATCCGATCGAGACCGACGAGTTCGAATAGATTTATAAATAACTCTATGTGGAGTTATAATGGTGAGGAGTTTACTACTGAAATGATCGGTGACTATATCGGATTCGTCTATATGGTCACCGATAAGGAGACTGGCATGAAGTATATCGGAAAGAAAGGATTCTTCTCAAAAGTAACTAAACCACCATTGAAGGGAAAGAAGCGCAAACGTAGATCTTTAAAGGAATCTGATTGGAAAACATATTGTGGTTCAAGTGAAGCAGTAAAGCTTATTGTTGAAGAACGTGGTTTAGACCACTTCAATCGAGAGATACTGCATCTGTGTAAGAGTAAAGGCGAACTAAATTATATCGAAATGAAAGAACAGATCGTTCGCGATGTTCTACTAAAGCCGAATGAATATTTAAACGCCTTCGTAGGTGGTCGTATCAATCGCGCTCACCTTAAGCCTCTGTGGATAAAAGATAATGACTGACGCAGAGTACAGACTAGAAATGAAGATAGAAGAGATGGCTCGTATGATGATTGATCGAGGTTATATCTCAGGTAGAACGTATGAAGAAGTTGTAGAAATAGTTCGAAATAAAATGAAAAATATACCTTAATAATCGACTATAATGTATAAATAACTATATGCAACACTTACTATACAAAACAACTAATCTAATTAACAATAAATACTACTACGGTATTCATAGCACTGAGAACACAAACGATTCATATTTAGGATCGGGTGTTCTAATCTTAAGAGCTATTGAGAAACACGGTAAAGAAAACTTTAAGAGAGAAATATTAAATACGTTTGAAACTAGAGACGAAGCTCTAATTGCTGAACATGCTATCGTTGATCCAGATGATGAGAATTCATATAACATAGATGTCGGCGGTAATGGCACTGGTGAGGTATATCATAGAAGTAAACAAGTTGCCAAGCTAATATCTGATGGAAGAATGGGTATGAAATTTACTGAAGAACACAAAGCAAATATCCGTAAGGCATCTATATTATCAATGAAAAATCAAGACACTCGAGATAAGATCGCTAAATCATTAGTTGAACACTATAAGACAAACCCGCAATCTGAAGAAACGAAACAGAAAAGAATTGATACACGCGCTGGCTATCAACACTCAGAAGATACTAAACGCAAGATCAGTGAAGCTCAAATTGGTAAAGTTATTCCAGAAGATCAGAAGAAGAAAATGTCAGAAGCAGCTAAAAACCGAAAAACCCACGCATGGACTGGAAAGAAACGAGCTACACTAGAATGTCCTAAATGCGGTAAAGTTGGCGCTGACTTTTTAATGAAAAGATGGCACTTTGATAATTGTAAATGGGGATAACCTTAAGCCTCTGTGGATAAAAGAAAGAATTTAGTTGTTTACATTAGCGCCAAAATAGTGTATAATCTATATTATGAATAAATCAAATAGAACGCGAGGTGCATCATTATAATCATCGACTACTCAGGTATCGCAGTTGCTGCATTCTTTGCCAATTCAAAAGGCAATGAAGCGCCAACAGAGGACATGCTACGACACATTGTGTTGAATAGCATTCGAATGTATAACACAAAGTTTAGAGAAGAATATGGACAGATGGTTATTGCATGTGATGGTGGATCTTGGCGTAAAGACGTCTTTCCAGAATATAAGGCGAACCGCGCAAAAGCACGAGAAAGTTCTGGTATGGACTGGTCTGCGTTTTTCGATACTCTTACTAAGGTGCGCGAAGAGATCGGTGCCAATCTTCCATGGATACCACTTCATGTGCGTGGTGTCGAGGCTGATGATATTATCGCATGTCTTGTACAAGAAACACAAGAGTTCGGTAAGAACGAAAAGGTCATGATCGTATCGGCTGATAAAGACTTCATCCAGCTCCACAAGTATAAGAATGTAAAGCAGTTTTCTCCTATGAAGAAGAAGCTTATTACTGAAAAAGATCCAGTTCAATATATCAAAGAACATATCTTTAGAGGTGATTCAAGCGATGGTGTACCAAATGTACTGAGTGCTGATAGCGTCTTTATCGACGAAGGCTCTAGACAGACACCACTATCTAAGAAGAAAATTAACGAGTGGTTAGAGAACTATGATTCTCTATCGACTATTATGCCTGAGCATGTATACCGTAACTTTCAACGCAATCAAAAGGTTATTGATCTTGACTTCATTCCTGAAGATATCAAATCAGAAATCCTTGACATATACAATAACACAAAACCAGCTCCGAAGATGAAGGTTCTAAACTACCTAATCACAAATCGACTTAGCAATTTGGTCTCATCAGCTTCGGATTTTTTCCCACATGAATAAAACTAATACAGAAAAACTACTACACGAGTTGCTCGAAGAAGCGCAAAACCTAAAAACACGGGCTGAACGCATCGAGCTTTTTACGAAGCATGATAACTTCGCTCTTCGGACTATCCTTCAATTGGCGCATAATCCTAAGATTGAATTGGATTTTCCAGAAGGTGCACCTCCATATAAAAAGAGTGAGACTCCAAAGGGTCTAGAATATGCTCGCTTGACGAACATTATTCGTCCTCTTGGTCAGTGTGTAAAGGGTAATAAGGTTTCGGCCGTAAAGAAGGAGCAAATTCTTATTCGGCTTTTGGAATCAGTGGACGCAAAGGACGCTGAGATCATTATTGCTGCAAAGGATAAGGTTCTGCATAAGCTATACACTAAAGTCACTGAAAACCTAGTAGAGAAGACGTTCCCTGCTCTACTAAAATAAGCATTTACTTTTAGGGTAAAGTATGGTATAATATTGGCATGAATGTATTCGTACTAGATAATGATCCAATAATCGCAGCGCAAATGCACTGTGATAAACATACGCCTAAGATGATTGTCGAATCTGCTCAGATGCTATCAACTGCACATCGCATGCTTGATGGCGCTGAGGAGAGGAGACCTTCTAATTCTGGTAAAACAATGTCGCGCTATTGGGTACTACCTGACGAGCGAGAAGATACTTACTATAAGGCAGTGCATATGCATCATCCTTGTACTGTGTGGACAATGGCATCTATCGAAAACTATCGTTGGCATTGGAAGTTGTTCGATGCTCTATGTAAAGAATACACTTATCGTTATGGTAAAATTCATAAGTCAGACGAAGTACTTCGCAAAGATTTATTCTATGGACCAGCTAATATTCCAGATGGGCCACTCACAAAATGGCCTCTAGCCATGAAAGCAAATCCAGAATGTATGTTCGATGATGTTGTTAAATCATACCGTGCATTCTATAAAACAAAACAAGAACGGTTCAAAATGGTTTGGACTAAAAGAGAGAAACCAGTTTGGTTTAATTAATATGACATACGATTACTATTGTGATAAGTGCGATAAGATATGGGAAGAATCTCATGCTATTGCAGATCGAGATAAACCATGTGGCAAATCATGCCCGTGCGAGAAAGATGGAAAAGTGAAACGTGGAGTATGTGCACCAGCGTTATCATTCGAAGGATCTGTTTCAACTATTCGGAAAGCTGGATCAGGTTGGAATGATCTTCTAACAGGAATCAATAAAGCATCGGGTGTAGAATCTACTATTGAACATTACTAAAAATGAAAAGGAATAAACAGTCTGTAAGGAATAAGACAGCTAATGTATATGGCGAACTTGATTCTTTCGAACGAAAAAAGAAACGCCGAGAAAAATCAAATCGTAGGAAGAAGTCTTTCGCGAATCAATATGAGAGAGAAGATTACTTTGACAACATCGACTATTACGAATCACCTAGCACACTTGAAGATTATGAATAACCAATTAGAACTATTCCCTACGCTCTATACACAACTCACATTTGCATTCTATGAAACCTCAGACGCTTAGTCGAACAAAGACATTTAAGCATTGTCCTATTGAATTAGGATACGATGACTTAAGCACAGAGACAATAGACTCTAAACG